ACTGCGAGAGTTAATGTTGGTACTATGTGCAATTTGAGTACAGGAATAGCTACGATACCAGTATCAGGATTATATCATTTATATTTTGTTGGTCTTGCAACAAATAATGTTGGAGGAAATTTGGCTGCTGATATGGTTCTTAGAATAGAAACAAGTACTGATAGTGGCTCTAGTTTTACAGTTCAAAATACAGGTTTTGCACACTATGTAAGTGGAGCATTAGGATATATTAATGTTACAGCTTGTATGACCCTTGACCTTTCAGCAAACACACAAGTAAGAAATAATATATCAGGAGGATACAGTTATACTGATAACTCAGATGAGCCTTACTCTTATGCTGGTGGATATTTAATAGGATAAAGATATGAGCAATGAATTAGAAGCACTTAGATTATATAGAAATGGGTTACTTAAAGAAAGTGATTGGGCAGTTATGCCAGATAGTCCTTTGTCAGACGATAAAAAAGCTGAGTGGAAAATATATAGACAGGCATTGCGAGATATTACTAAAACTGCAAAACCAAAGTCTAGTTATCTTCCTGGAATATTAGATACTTCATCAGTAACCTTCCCAACAAAACCTTCATAGGATAAGACAATGGCAAGTATATTAAAAACCGATAAGATTGAAGGAGTGACCTCAAGCGGTACGGTGGCTATGCCAGCGGGTCATGTGGTGCAAATGCAAAATGCTACTCTTGCTGGTGGTGCTAATACTACTGCTTCAACAAGTTTCATTGACACAGGTCTTACAGTAAATATAACGCCTAAATTTGCAACATCTAAAATTTTTGTTTCAGCTTTTTCATTGGTGCAAATAACTTCAAGCACTAACGGAAGGATTGATTATAGGTGCATAGAAAACGGAAGTTCTACAGAAGTTTATAGATTGGATTATATGGGACATAGTGGAAATGCTGTAACACATTTTAGCGAAAACTTGGCAGGAAGTGGTGTCTTCCAATGTTCAAATACAAATCAATTAACTTTCAAAACGCAATTACGAAAAGGTGGCACTTTTGCAAATGAAGCAACTACTATTTATTACGATTGGTATACAAATAGTAAACTTTCAATTACAGCACTTGAGGTAGCCCAATGAGTATTGATAACAAAATTATGAGGTCACTATGTCTACGTTAAAAGTCGATACAATTCAGGGGAAAACAACGGCTGGAAGCGTGGCTATGCCAGCTGGTCATGTGGTGCAAATTGCAGAAAGCACAGCATCAGCAGACTTTGTGACAACTTCTACCTCAGTAACACAAGGTCCACAAACCAGTACATTTACCTTAAAAAACTCTTCAAATAAAGTGTTAGTCTCTGCGAATTTTTTAGGGTCTACATCTACAAGTGGTTCTTATAATGGTGCAAGGTTTGCTCTTTATAGAGGGACTATTTCTGGAACACGAATAACGTCTGGTACTGAACCTCAACTATTATCTTATAGTGATGGTCTATGGGCATGGCAGACATTACAGAAATTAGACACTCCATCAGCATCAACAGTAACTTATTCTATTGGACTATGGAGACATTCCACAGCTACTAACGCAAAGATTTTAGGTTCTTATGGAAACACAGTAATTACAATGATGGAGATACAAGTATGACTACAATAAGTACAGCCCTCACAGCTTTGAATATTAAAGAATGGGTACTCAGAGGAGAGCCTACAACTGAAGCAGAGTTCAACGCTATGTTTCGTAAAGTCACAGGAGCAGACAGCAATGGAAGTGCCATTGAAAGCTCAACGCCTAGTGACTTTGGAACTACATGGAAAGCTGTAAACGATAAAAAGACAGAGCTAGTCAATGCAGAGCCAATGCGATTGCTTAGAGTTGAGCGAGATAGGCTATTAGCTGAGTGTGATTGGATGGCAAATTCTGACGTTACTCTTGCGGATAACTGGAAGACCTACAGACAAGCATTGCGTGACTTGCCAAAGGGTGCATCACCAAAGCTATCAGCCGATGGGTCGTTAGATATGTCGAGTGTTACGTTCCCTACTAAGCCTAGCTAATGACGAAGCTATTGGAACGCATAACAAAAATAGAAACAACCAATCATATTCAGTATAAGGAAATCTTTTTTCGCTTACGTCGATTGGAGCTTGTATTACTTTTAGGCATGGGGTCTGTGATTACCATGCTCATATCAGTTTTATTTCAAATACATTAAATTAACCTGGGGGACCAATGCTAGGACTGGGCATCGGGGAAGCAGCAGCGGGAATTGCTATGATCCGCGCATCTGTTTCTTTTATCAAACAAAATATATCTACATGTAAGGATATTGGTGAGATTGCGGAGCATATCGACAACTTGTTTGTTGGGCAAAGCAAGGTCAACAAGCAATCAAAGATGGTTCCTGGTCAGTTCTCGATCGGCGCAATTGCCCGTGAAACTGTAGATGCAAAGCTCGCTTCCGAAATGCTTTACGACGTATCAGTTATGGTGGACATGCGGTTCGGCGCGGGATGCTGGAAAGGTATACTAGCGGAACGTCAAAAGCGCATCAAAGATTTCAAAGATAGACAGATCAAAGAAGCAAAACAAAAAGCACAAAGAAGACAAGAAATGTGGAACGATGCGAAATTACTTATATACATTGTCGGCGGGTCTATTGTGCTTGTTCTGGGTGTACTTGGCTATATCACCTTCGTTAATTAGCAGTCACGAACACAAGCCAATCCGCAGCCTAAATTCACCTGACAAACACAACACGAACACAAGTCTTTCCCAATGTCGCCTGGTATCAGCAAAGAAGGTACGCAAGGGCGATAGTGCCTGGGGACGCAAACAATTTGAATGGGTATGTATTTATTCACAGCGTGGCGGGACAAAGCACAAAGGCGGTGAGGTGATCCGCTTGGACTATGGTGCGGGTACATGCCAGACAAATATTATTTGTAAAACAGAACCGAAAGACAATTGGAATATCGACAACGTATTGAAGTCGCTGCGCGGGGTAGTGAAATGAACACAAAGATTACAGAGCCAGGATCTAAAATTGCTGAAAAGCTAGATACGAATAGCGATGGTATTTTGAGTGATCAAGAACTGCATGATCTGAAAATGCAAGAACGTCTGATGCGTCTTAACGACGAAGATGCCAAGCGCGACCAGCAGCGATACATGGTATGGTTCAGCGCAATATCTGTGACGGTATACATAGCTATTCTAATGACACCCATCGTACCACTGGAAAGAGTGGACATGCTGCAATCCGTCGGCACGACCTGGCTAATTTCGAACATGGGAATTATTGGTGCTTTCATCGGGTTCAACGCAATCAAAAAAAATGGTAACGGAAAATGATAACACAAATTCTTAGCAGCATCGTTGGGTTGGGTACATCGTACCTAGACAGCAAAGGCACGATCGCAAAAGCAAAGGCAGAAAAAGAATTGAAGATCGCATCGGGCGAACTGTCCTGGGAAGTGGCTGCAATGGAAGCCACAAAGAATTCCTGGAAAGACGAACTGTGGACCATCGTGTTTGTAGCGATACTAATTGCAAATTTTATCCCGTTGTGGGGCATACAAGAATTCATGGCAAAAGGTTTTGCCAATCTCGAAACATGCCCCGACTGGGTTACGTACGGCATGTACGCATCCATAGCAAGTTCATTTGGGTTGCGGTCATTCTCAAAACTTAGGAGGAAGTAAATGGCATTTGTATTGTCGAAAAGATCCCAGGGCAGACTAGAAGGTGTTCACCCGTCACTGGTCGAAGTCGTACACAAGGCACTGCAAAAAAGCACGATTGATTTTGGTGTGACGCAAGGTGTGAGAGATCTGGAAACGCAAAAAAAACTTTTGGCTGCGGGGCGATCACAGACATTAAAAAGTTTTCACCTTCCACAAGATGATGGCTTTAGTCACGCAGTCGATGTTGTTGCGTATTTGGACGGTGAGGTATGCTGGGAACTGCCGATCTATGATCGCATAGCGGATGCGTTTAAAGCAGCTAGTGAGGACGTTGGATTGACGCTGAAGTGGGGCTGCGCCTGGCATACTCATTTAACAAATAATGGTAAGAGTGCGTTAGAACTGCGTGAGGATTATGTCGCGCTTCGATTGTCCCAATCCCGCAAATTTTTCCTTGATGGTCCCCACTATCAGATTATGAATTTTGCGTGACCACAGTTTACGTGATCTATGTTTTGTTAGTAACCGATGTGATGACCGACCAGTATGCCGTACGAAGGCTGGCATTTACAAATAAAGACGTGTGCTATTACTGGCGGGACAAGGTGCTGATGCAGCGTCGTGATCCCGTGGTGAACAAGATGAACTGCCGATCGACGATCATCTATACATCTGCGAAGTAATTTGGTGACAAATTTCCTACGGTGATAAAACTGGCGGTAGGGTTTTTTTTAGCACTTGGTGACAAGTTGGTGACAAGAAAAGTATGACACTATATAAATCTTTATGACCAAGTATGACCAAGTATGACCATCATACCCTTATAAATATGACACTTTGTGACACTTTATGACCAGGTATGACACTCTGGCGGTAGGTTCGAACCCTACCTGCGGAGCCATATTTTCTCAATAAAATCAATGACTTAAAATTTTTGGTGACAAGTTTGGTGACAAACTTTTTTTCTAAATAAAATTTTTGGTGACAAACAAAAAAAACTGGCGGTAGGTATTTTGAAAACCTACATTGTTGACATTTGTTTTTTTTCGCCTAGTATTTGACGTATAACGTCAATATTATGCGAGGATATTATGATTAGAAAAAACACAAAACACGTTAAAACACCTCTACCAAAAGGTAGACCGCTTGGTAAGAAGTGGAAAAATGCTAGGCTATTTTCCATGACTTATTGTCCCGATGTACTGGGTGGAGATCACAGATCTATATGGGCAATCGTTGGTCACAAATGGGTACATTGTTCGACCAACCAGCTTTGCAAGGCTGGTGGCAATCGTAAAGCCACTGTATCAAGACAAGCCTGGGAAAAGCTTGTTGCCACAAAAAACAACACTGTCCAGGTGTTAGTGGAAGGGGGCAGCAGATGATTAAACGACAAAAAAAGAATGGAAAAATTTCATACGTTGTCGATTTACGCGAAAGTCGTAACGGTAGAAAATTTTTCAAAACAAAAGAAGCTGCCCAGGATTACATGGATTTGCAAGTTAAGCAGCTACAAGGTGTCCGCGAAGGTCGGGACAAAAAGACGGAGTGGACGTTTGATAGGCTCATAAAAAGCTATATCGACGAGCTACAGTACAAAGGTAAAAATGTGCATAACAAAATACGAACTATGTACATGTTCCAAGACTTGGAAATTGATGGCTGCAAACTTAGTGAAATGAAAGTACGAGATTTTGTGATTGGCGACATCAATACGATCTATAAAAAAATTCGTATAGATAAATCACAAAAAACCATATCTGAATACATGGCGCATGTACGGCAGCTACTAAACTATGCAGTCCTGGAAAGTATTGTTTCGATAAATGTTTTCTCACAGCTTCCAGAAGGATCAAAGCTGTGGAACACAGATGAACCAAAAAAATTATCTCCAGCAATAACCGAAGATATTATACACAAAATAGCGGACCAGCTAGACGGTCAGTATAAAATCATGTATCTGTTTTCTGCGTACACTGGTTTGCGATCGGGCGAACTTCGTGCTTTGCATTGGTCCGATCTAGACTTCGAAAAAGGCGAAGTTAATGTTAACAAAGCGGTCGCCTATGGTCGTGAATATGTTTTCGTCGATGGCAAAAGATACGAGCGTGGATCAATGATAGTCAAAGAAACAAAAACCGCAGCGGGTGTACGCAGAGTTCCTATGATTGATTTCATCATTAATATGATGCGTGAATTTAAGTTAGCATCAAACAACGGACCGCGTGTATTTAACTCGCGTGGTGACAATATTGTTGCAGACAGTCGGTTCCCCGAAATTCTACGCACGGCATGTAGCCAGGCAAATGTGGAGCGTATACGCTGGCATGATCTACGACATTACTTTGCGTCGCAGCTGTTGAAAATCTATAGCGATGATTGGAACAGAATTAAAACATATATGGGACACACAAACATCCAGACGACTATAAACATCTACGGTCATTGGATCGAAACTGATGCGGAAAAAAAGATCAACAGAAGCTTGCTGAATGACAAGTTAGGCAAGGTTGCAGCGCAATGAACTACATGGACACAAGAGCGTATCTGATCGACCCAGTTCGCAAATCTGTATTTCAAATAAAATACTCCTACCTGGGCGACGTGAACGAAACAGCACATGCAATCAATGCACCGTATGTTGACGCTGTAAATCTGGACGATAAGCATTGCGTGTGGGTCGATGACGAAGGTTTGCTGCGTAAGTATGTATGGCTGTGGGACATCAAATGTAAATTCCATCCCGAAGGCAAGCAGCTTGCGGGTTTGGGATTGGTCACGGGGTACGACGAAGAAGGCGAAACCGTGCCACCCACCATGTCGATCGAAGAACTAAACGATAGTCTAAACTATGAGCAGCATCCGCTGATACGGAAGGACTAGGCATGAACACGATTAGTTTTACCAGGGAAAAGGTACAGCAGCTGCAAGCTATGTACGACAAGTGCGTGACAGAAGGTAAAGAGCAGTTTACTTTTGATTGTCACGAAATTTTAACAGCGTACGCAAAGTATTTGCTTATGCACCTACACAATCAATTCGGAGAAACAAAGAATGAAAGATAAATGGTATTTGAGAATTTCAGACGAAATGCAAAGTAATTTAGCTGGTAGAATTAGATACTATGGCAATTCTAATCACAGATTTAAAGCGAAGTACTGCCTAGAGTTTGAGGGCAAAAAGTATTGGTCTAATCAAACAGATAATCTTGTCAGAGATGCTTTTCTGGATTGGGAGAAAGCATGACTTGCCTTAGATCTGGATATTGCTGCAAGAAAGCACCATGTCCATTTGGACAACCTATAAGCATTGATAACCTTGGTTGTAAGTTTCTTGGTGGTGATAGTCCTGGCAACTATTACTGCCAAAAGTATGACGAAATTCAAGCGGGTATGCCCGACAATGCTGCGGATATTAGTCCAGCCTTTGGTGCTGGATGTTCGTCAACATTAAACACAGATAGGCTTACTTTGCTGAAGTCAGTCTAATCGCTGCAATCATGGCATTGAGATACCATTGTGCCTTCAATAGATCTTCAATGCCATTTTTGTCTTTATATCTCCACAAATACTTCATTACATTACCACGACAATAATCGGGGTACGCATCACCCAGGGCAGCGCGGATCGCGTCGATACACTCTATGTCGCTATTGCGATAATGCGCAGGTAAATTTACGGGATCATCTT